CTGCCACCAGATTGCCACCTACCCTCAGGAAGATGCTCTTCAACATAATCCTGAATGTAATCGCTACTTACTATTGCGTCTAGGTTTTTTTGTTGCATTCTGTAATCTCTCTTCTACTAGTTGGGCTGGGTTGAATACGGGACACAGGGACTTAAAACCACACCAGTTACAATACTGGTTCTCGGAGGGCAATAAATCAACTTTCTTTGCTTTCTTTATGTTCCAAGCATCCTCCACTACACGCTTGTTATGTTTGATAAGGGAAGCAGGGGTGTACTTGACAGTAACCATGTTGTCCGTAAGGGGATAGTAGTGAGCAAAGGTGATTTTATCAACAGGAATGTCATATGTTTTGTGGGCTGCGTACACATAGCTCATACCTTGGGAATCATCGAACAGTTCAAACTTACTCTTCTCACGCTTGCCAGTCTTGTAATCTATGACCAATAAGCCACCCTCCTTACCTTTAATGATTCTATCTACAAAACCTACCTGTTCCACGCATCCTAGGTCTTGCTTGTAGGATAGTTCAACCTGCCCCTTTTCTGGGAAGGAGGCATTCAAACGAAGGAAATTCTTTAAACAGGTAATTATCTTAGGTTCGTAGGCTTTACCGAATTTATAGGTTTCACGGAGATTCTGGGCAATCTCCTGCAAACCATCCAGGGTGGTACACTCTGCCCCTTCTTCAAAAATCTGGTGTATATATGATCCAAATTGTAAAGCGTCCATATTTCCTGGGTCAGTCTCCTGTAGATAGTCTACATAACGATAACGGTACTTAAGCCTACATTGTCTCCAAAGATCTCTTTTAGTATTACTTATCTGATTACAAAACATTATAACTCCTCAATAAAGCCAGTAACTATGGGTTGATAGGCTTCTATATCTATAGACTCTAGAAAATTAATTACTTGATCTTTAGAGTAATTACATTTAGAAGTAAGGAAGGTATACAAAGTAGATAGCTTTAAACATCTTCTATCTGATAAACATTTTAATAGTCTAGCCTGGAATAGCTTGATAAACTTAACACTATATTTATCTTTCCATCTCTTAATGAACTCATTACTCAAGGTAAAGTCTAGTAATTCTGTATATTCAAACAGTAATTGGTTAATATCTTCAGTGCTATCATTGTATATCATGCATCCATCCTTAATTTACTATATACTAGGGGGCTAATCACCATATGGCAATTTTTTTACGGAAATTTTTACAAAAGATAAAGGGGGCTGTACAAGAGTTAACAGGCTCTGAGGCAGTTTCTGAAGGAACCCATAAATCTCTTGTTTCCTACTCTACTATATTACCAGGGGATATCCTATTTTTTAAATACAAGTCCAAGAAATTCGGCATAAAAGACCATTTTGTTATGGTGGTAGCTAATAAGAGAGGGAAATCAGGTATATTTACGCACAAGGGAAAAAGATACCTTTCCGCAGTTAAACTAAATAACATATGGGTAAAAACTGCCATGACGATAGCTAAGGTTTACCAGAACAGGAAGATTTCTTACAGCAACACTGTTAAAAAAGGATTAATTAGTCTAGTGGGTAAAAATAATTATAGAACTTATATACTTGGACAGATGTACAGCACCTTCGAAGTAAATAAAGCACCTGAGAAGAAAGAGGTAAAGGCATAAGCTATGGCTAAAGCAAAAACTATTAATGATGTTGTAGAGGCTATAGAGGCTCTTAATACAAATATGCAAACTCTTCTAGCGGTGGAGTTGAGAGAGGAGAGAACAGGAGGTATTGCGGGTACTCAACGAATTGGTATTTTTGATAAGATAGGGGAGCTAGGGGGTAAACTAGGAAAAGCAGTTACTGCTGCGGTTGGTCTGGTTAAGATTACCACACGCATAATGCAGCCCTTAGATCAGCTACAAGTACTATCTGCTGCTACTGGTAGAAATATAATAGGTATTATTGATCAAATAAAAGATCAAAAATTTGGTTTTATAGGTGGGATACAAGAGAACGCTAAAACTCAAGCAAAAGCTTTTCAAAAAGGTTTTGATTTACAGGATCATACACTAAGAGAGCAGTTAACTATACTAGACAGGGATGCGGGGCAGGGTGGTCAGTTACTTAATTATGCTAATAGTTTAGTAAGACAAGGTATACCTAGGGATGTAGCCCATGAGATGTTGAAGAATCTTTCTGAGATAACATTATCTAATACTCAAAATGCAGAGACTTTAACTAGAATGTTAACGGTAATGGGGGGTATAACCCCAGCATTAACTCAATTAGGTTTTGGGGATGCCCCGCAGCAGGTATTAGCTGAGATATCTAAGAATCTTCCTGATCTTCAAGCACTTGATTTTGCGAATGTGTTTAAAGATATTATGACTGCTAATTTAGGGGGAGAGATGAGCTTATGGATGCTTGGTGGTGGTAAAGAAGCCTCAGAAGACCTTAAAGCTGTATTGCTTAATATAGAAAAAACAGGTAAAGCTACCCCAGACGAAGTAGAGAGAGTTAAGGAAATAGTATCGCGCTTTGCAAAAGATTCCATAGATGTGCAAAAAAGTATTGGTGTTGGGTTGGCGGGAGAAAGAGAGGCATTTGCTCCAGAGGTTTTCCATAGGATAGTTGAGGGTAACCCAATGGCTGATTTGGCTACTACGGCTAAATTAATGGGGGCTGTAAATGCCGCAGCGGAGAGTACTAGATTACACGAAATAAGACTTATAAATAAGGAGTCTCATATAATGACTGCTGCGGAATCTTTACGCATATCTCAAGAAAGTATAGTTCATGCAGTGGAGTTAATTGAAGAACTTAAAGTTAGATTGCTAAGGGGACCGTTGCGAGGGGTTATCGAGAAAGAATTTGGTGGCCTTTTTGATAGAATAAACGCTTTAAATCTTGATATTCAGAGGGCAGGAGAATTGCTTCCAGGAATGGCAGACAAGCATGGATTGGAGGTAGAGTCCCTTGAACAACTATGGGAATTCCTTGGGAATCTGGACGAGCCTTATGAACCCCCAGAAGAAGATGAGGATCCTGTAACGGGAACAACACAAGAAGCCCAATTAACAGCCCTAGAGAGCATACAAATGGCTCTAGGGCAGATGGTATATGACGCTGGTACTAGTTCAGATGGAGACACAGAGTTTTAATTATTATGAGTAAAATAACAAGAGTAGACCCACATTTAGGAGATCCTAACTGGGTAGGAAAATTATCTTTACGGTATTTTACTAATAATTTTACTCATACTAAAGTAATACCCTTTTTTGAGAACCCAACCATTAAGGAGAGTCAGACTCCTAGGTACGCTAATTATGCCCCTATAGGAAGATCTTCCAACTTGTTTGGCTATCTTGGTGCTGACTCTAGGAAGTTTGAGATAACTTTTAATTTAACCCTCCCACATATGACCCATTTAGGTTATGACAGTATTCATTCTTTTACAACCGCACCAACCGCAGATCAAATGAAAAAGGAGATATTAGATGGTGCTTCTAAAGGTGCCGCTGGAGGTGGGATGTTTGGGGCAGCTTTTGGGGCTATGGCTGGTGCAGCTAAAGCTACTATGGAGGCACCTTTGAAGAAGATGGTAAGTGATGGTGGGGGAGTTGCTAAGGAGTTAGACGATCAATATATAGAAACTTTATTAGAGGATGAGGCAGGACTTAACAAGTTTTTAAGTTTAAGATCTCCTATTTATAATCCTAGTTCCCCAGGAGCCGCAGATAGAAGACGAATAATAAATATGGTAGCTAGTATAGTTGCTTCTATAAGATCTACAGTAATTAATAATACAGAAAATACTAGATTTGGTCCACCTATGGTTAGATTAGATTGGGGTATTTTGTATAGGGATGTTCCTTGTGTATGCAAGGGATATAATATTGTTGCTGTGGAGAAGGGGGGATTTGATAAACGAACCTTACTACCAAGAATGCTTAAAGTTACTATGGCATTAGAGGAAGCTAGGAATCTGTCTAATGCAGAATCCAGTATGTCTGGGGATGGATTAATTGGATGGGAAATTCTTTTAGGGTCTGATTCTATTCCAGGATTAACAATGGACCCAGGGAACTTTAAGACAGCAGAGGTTGCGCCAGATAAATCATTTCGTCATATGAGACCAGACGGAACCACTTTTGGGGATTAAATAAAGGATGTATTATGAGTAAACAATATCCATCAAGATATGATTATGGGTCGAAGACTATAAGGCATAAGAATAAAAAAATAAGAACTTCTATAAATACTTCATTTATGGATAATTTTGGAGATAGAGTCCAGGAAGGTAATTACAATGTTGGTGAGGTAAAATCATTTATTGAGCATAGGCCAGATACTATATCTAATATATTTTATAGCACTACCTCTTTTTGGTGGTATGTTATGATGTATAATAATATACATGATCCTTTTGAGAGACTTAACCCATCAGATAATATTCTAATACCTACCATAAATGACATTTTCTAACAGAGCAGTTCAGGCAGCTAGTGTATTGATTTCTAGCAATTTAGACTCCATAGAAACTTTTCTTTCGGGTGGTGAGGTGGATGAGGATGTTGTATTCGTAGGAACAGAAAATTCTAATTTAATAAATTTAGAGCATTCTGTAGATAGTAAATCTTTCCTATTTAAATTACAATTTGTTGATTCTGGTGGGGATGCTATACAAAAATTATTTCCTTTAAGTCTTCCTACAATACTAAGGAAAAGGGAGGAGGATACTCCTGAAGGTTTGTTTTATATAACATACGGAATGGGGGCAGATAGAACGCATTGGTGTGGTCCTATTACTTTATTCATAACGGGGGCTACTTATGATGTTAAGCCTACGGGTCTTGATATTACCACATTAGAGTTTTCACCTTCCCAATTTTTAGCTTCTAGAAAGGATTATAAAAGAAAAAAAAAGAAGTTATTCGGGGACTCCAAAAGTCCATTACCGCAGGAGATTGATGATGCATCAGAAAGTATTACTATGGCAAAATTTGTTGAAGTTAATATAGGAACTCACGACGGTAAACATTTTACTGACAAAATACTTACTCCTGAAAATTTAGTTGGTGCAATATCCGAATTAGTAAGAGGTACATCACAGGCGTTCACTAATTTACAAACTATAGTTTCATTACCTAAAAAGGAAATGACGGAGTACCTTGATTCTTGGATACCTGATCGTATTAAGAAATCTGATGATGATAAGTTTATGTATCTTACTAATTCTAAGCGTAATCAAGAGAAACGAAAACAAGAACAGATAGATGAGGGTTACGGTGCCTTACCTATATCTGCTCGTCCCACTGATTCAAGTCAGCGATCAGTCATGCATACACCTGGAGTAGCGGCAGCAGCAGCACCCGATGTTGTAGAATATATTGCCCCCCCAGATAGATTATTAAATGATCTTTATATTGAAGATATTTTTATAACTTTTGATGAGCTTTATAAAACAGGAAAAAGAAACTTTGTATTAGGGGGAATAGGTAGATTATTTTCTGCTATCAGACGGAGGGGCGGCGCACAAATAGAATTAATTAGAGATATTGAGACTAATACTGATATATTAAGAGTATGGAAAGAGGAGGGGCTTATAAAATTTGTAGCCCCAACTATGCTTATCGGAGATAAAGTTACTATAAACGAAGATTTTTATGGAGATATACCAAAAAGCGACGATGCGGGTAGGGCTTCTGGGTCTGCCAAAAAACTATCCTCTTCAGCAAAAAAGAAAGTACAGGCTATAGTAAATAAGAATAGCACTGTAGAAGATGATTACGCCTTAGAGGAAGAAGATAAGGAGCTTGAAATAAGCCATATTTTTGAGTCAGGAAAAGACATATTATCCTTTAAAGGGGAAGCTAGTATTCCAGCCCTAGCGTTTTTGGCCCCAGATATACAGTTTCTAAATAATACAAAATTAACTCGACAAGAAATTATAGACTATTTAAAAAATAAACTTTCCGATATTTTAGAGAGAGATCCTTTTGAGTCTAATACGGCTGCTAGATTAGAGTATCATAATATGGCTAAATTAGCAGAGACAATATACGATGATTATTTTACAAAAGATGATAGCTCCTCAGAACTTAATATTAGAGGAGCTTCTGATTTGGGTGGATTATTAAGCTTTGCTCACATGTATACTCAATTACTGATTAAGGGTGGCATATTTGCTAAAATACAATCTACTCCTAAATTTGAATACTCTACTGGATATGATTTAACTAGAACTGTGGGGGTTAAGCTTAGAAAAAACCCTTCCTTGTATGATAAATTATCAATATCTAATTACAATAGCTATTGGTCTGGTTATTATAGGATACTAGGATTTTCTCATAAGATATCCAATGATTTTGCTCAGAGTACCTTTGAGATACAAAGAATTTATTTTGGGGACGATGTAACTAAGTCCACTCTAGAGGATGATGTAACTTTTGATGCTAAACCAAAAGATGTAGCACCACCAAAAAAGAAAAAGTCTCCTAGGGATATTAGAGAATTAGCTAAGAATGATTCTATTTATGACCAACCTTTGGGGGACAAATATGATCCTACAACCATACCAAATGCATAAGAAATGACACAAACCAAATTTGCAACAGTAACAAAAACAGTTAATCTCTCTAAAAAAGGTATATTCCAAGCTCAGTTGGATTATAACAAAGAGAGTATTCAAGTTATTTATGTTACTCCCTTTGCGTCCCACCCTATAAATTCTAATTACTATAGGTATACTGGATTTACAGCCATACCAACTCTTGGAACTAGAATACTAGTTAATAAGTTTGAGGAAGGAAATTACTGGTACTATGCAGGTTCCCCGACATACAAAGAAGGGGATGGTTTTTTAAATGTTCCTGGGGGAACTGCGGGTGGGAGTATCGCAGTAAATCTTTTTGAGAGGATTTTATTAAGTAGTAGGTTAGACAAACTTATTAGCTCTCCAGAGAACTTTGGTGTGTATTCACATAATATGTATCCAGAGAAGTATGGCTTACAAAGTCCAGAGGGTGGGCAAGTAGTCATAAGTGATTCCCATAATAGAAAAGAACGAGAACTATATACTGCATTAATCAGCAAGACCCAAAAGAAGATAGGTGCGTATGATTCTGAAGGAACCATGCTAATGAAGAATGAGCATGGAGATGGTATACAGATAACCTCAGAGTATTATAAGGGGGTTCATGGTGTTAGAAGTACCAGGATGGAGTGCGATGGTAACATAGTTAACAAAAGCCATAATGGGGAGATGTTACATAAAGTATGCTCTGGAGGAAGGAGACTCCAAATAGTTAATGAGGCTGAAAAAGATTATAATAAAGGTAATGTGTCCACAGATAATGATGTTGGATCAGTTAATATCCTTAGTAAGCATAATGATGTTACTATAAAAGTTACTGAGAGAAGGGTAGATGAGGGAAGGAGGATATTTATAGACGCTAGTGAATCTACTGGCCTAATATCCATAAAGGCTGGTGGTGGGGGAGTAGAAATTTTCAGTGCAGGACCCATAGATATTAATACCACTGGAGATTTCAATGTAAATGCTGGAGGTGACATAAATATGAAGGGTAATAATATTCATTTGAACCCCAATTTCGATTTCGGCAAGACACAACCTACTAAGGACAACCAAGAGGAAGCAGAGGATTCTATATAATGGGAATAAATTTTAATCCAAACATGTTGAATGATCCCCTAGGTGGGATAGCTATGGAGTATGGAGTCCCTAGTTGTATAGTAGACTTAGCTAAAAATGTTCTATCTCTACTTCCTGGGGATGTTTTAGGTGGTGTATCAAGAGGGATAGCGGAGGGCGAGAATGCTGCTAGAAATGCTATGGCTTCTATATTTGAAGATATTCATGATGCTATAGGCATATTAGAGTACGACTCACAGACGGGTAAGCTTAGTTTATTTGGTGACTCATCTAGACATGGTGCAGACAGTACATTGGGGGATTCTTTAGGGGAGCTTGGAGAACTTATTGGGTTTGTAGCGGGTGCTGCTGGTGCCATTTATCAGGCTGGTCAGGATATAATGGATCAGATAGAAGCTATAGAAAACTGTTTGCAGGAGTTCCATGACTGGATGGATCGTAGTGAGAATAAAGGAAAATTTCAAGATGCCAATACCGCCCAACAGCAAATTGCTGGTAGTATAGGCCAGTTTAACATTTATAAATCTCAAGCAAACGCAGCTAAAGGCTTTCTAGATAGAGCAGCCATTACACAGGGAGCAATCGCTGAAATTTTTGCTGAAAGAGTACAAAATCCTGATCTCATTCCTGTATTTACAGAGGGAGACCCACCTGTTCCACCCGAACAGCCTATATTCAGGCTAGGTTTCGGTCCACCAAAGGCCAAGAAGGGACAATACCTCTTATCTGTTGATGGTCTATACTATGATTCACAGGAAAGAGACTATGCAGGGGGATCTGAAGTGCCAACAACAGACGATTTAGAGTTTGTACCCGCACAAGATAGATGGATGTTAGATCATACCCCTAACTTAGGTGGAAGGGGAACTTCTTATTCAATTAAACAACTGAATTCTTATGTGGATACCCTTTTTGATCTAGATGTTATTGATGATTCAATATCTTTACAGAATTACTATGACGCTGATCACTTTTTACAAGTTCTTAAGACTCATAGGAACCAAGCGGTTGATTTTGTTAATAAGAATATAGTAACAATACTAAATTCTGGCTACAAGAAAGATTCTGCTATTTATGTAAACTATGTTCAGCAATTAAAATCAGAAAACAGTTTATTTCTTAATAAGATCAATAAAAGAAAGAAGCAGATAGAGGTAGCTGTAAAAGCTCCTGATTTATTTGGATCGTCTGATGTATTTTCTGTGGGAAATGTGCCTATTAATGATTTTTCATACCTAAGTTCTATTAACTTGGGTGTGGAGATGGATAAGCAGAGAAACTTAGTGTTCGATCACGGTGAAGTTAGTGGTGTTGTCCTTCCTATTAAGCCATTATTCGCTAGATCAGATGGATCTATGCAGAAAGTAGTACTTACTCCATTAAAGGTGGCAGAGCAGGGAGTTGCAAGTCTATTAGATGGAGAAGAGGTGTCTGGAACTCCATATGTACTTTCTTTGGTAAGTAATATCACTACAGATAATCTAATAGCTGTGTATAACTTTACAGATGTTAATATACAAGTTCCAGCCTCAAATACTTTTAATACTTTAAATTGCACTGCGAAAGGAACAGAGAATAGAGCGCAAACTGTATCTACTAACCCAAAAAAAGATGTAGACAATGAATTTAAAGGGGAGGATTATGGTACTTATCCATTCTTAGTAGGAGATTCTGGTAATTATGTGAAATTACCTGATACTCAAGACTATCAAAACCTTTTCTATAATAACTTAGGATGTTCTATAGATGTGTGGACCTATATCCCAGGATTATTCCAGGAAGAGGGGGGTTGGTGGGAACATCCTTTTTCTACAAGTGCATGGGACTTTAATTTTAGCTCTTCCACTGGTAAGTGGTGTAATGCACATTATTACAGAGTTCTTTTGGGGTGTGAGAATACTGGGGGTACTATGACCCCCATAAATCAGTCTCAAGTCTTTGTGGATAGATCTTCTGAGACTGTGCGAGGGATGCTTATGGGCTTTAGTAGAGAGCCTAGAATGTATTATGATGGAAGTGCTGTACCCCCTGGTTCAACTGATCTTAACCCAAGAGAGTTCTTTGGATGGTCTTTGAGCGGTGTAGTTGGCCCTAATACTTTTGATTACGACAAAAATAGTACAGGGGTGTGGGTTGTTTCTGGTGATAGTTCTAATCCTATTCCTGCCGCTGTTCGTCAGGCCAGCGGAACATTTCAGATTAGTAATAATTCCGATAAAACTATAGAATATTCTATGGTGGACGCTGGGGATGGGTATCCCTCAGATTCTCATGATACTTGCTGCCTTTTATGGACTTCTGGTATTAGAACTCTTCCTGTAGTAGCTACCCCTCCCGTTAGTGGAACATTAGGAATATCTTACTTTGATACTGTACTGAAGAATAGAAAACTAGAGATAGGAGCAGGGTCTAGTGTATTCTTTATAGCTCCAACTCAGTCTTATATAAGAGAGGATACTATTAGTAGGAATCTTTCAAGTACGGTTGGATTCGTTAGAAACTCCTTATGCCCTATAGATAATGAGCCCATAATGAGATTTATGGTATCGACTAAGGAGATAGTGGAAGGGGTAGCTTTAAGTTCTATATCAACTAATTTTGTTAATTTACAGATTACCTTTGATATAGGTAACGATTTAATTACTTTATATGTGAATGGAGTTAAATTTAAGACTCAAAGTATATCTTCTACCTTCGGAACCAATCCTAAGGAAGCTCCTCAAGTACCTTCCTTTATGATTCCTAAAACACATAGTACTAGTAGTTTCTACTACTCCAAGGGTACTGTAAACCAGACATCTTCTATATCTTTGTTTGATAATGGACCTGATAATTATGGATTCTTTACTCCTTGGATTGTTGGGGGTGGGTGGACAGATGGGAGACCTGTGGAGTTAGCAGCTTCCTCAGGGGGATTCTTAGACTCTGGTGCAGGTATGATTAGCTCTTATAATGGGTATGTAGGAAGTTTAAAATTCTATAGTAAACCTCTAAATAAAACTGAGGTGATTACTAATTACAATGCTCAAAGAGTATTTTTTGAGAATATAGATGTTTAATTATGGTTCTTTACGGAAAAATAGCAAGTAACTTAGCAAGAAAAGAGGTTATAGAAGCCCCTAAGGAGAAGTTAATTGGGCTTACTTGGCCCACAGGACTTAATCCTAAAGCACCTTATTTTAGTAAAAACTCTAGTTTATCGTTAATTCGTAGCCAAGTTATCCAGTTCCTTAGGACTTCTAAAGGAGAACGGGTAATGCTTCCAAATTTTGGAGCATCTTTAAAAGATTTTATATTTGAGCCCCTTTCCAGAGATATGGCTAGTGTCATGGCTACTAGTATCATTGATGGGTTGGCTTTATATGCCCCAAATATAGTTATTAGACGAATAAGATTCCTTCAAAGTGATAATTTAACAGGATTTGGTCTTCCTGGGATTAAAGTTGAGATGGATATATCTCCACGCAACAATACAGAAATTATAAATATAAAGGTTAATATATGAGCAACCCATTTTCAAGCCAACCTGTACCGTTTACTGATGTAGGTTCAGATTTTTTAAAGCTGGTTAATATACCAGACTCTATTAAAGATACTTATATAGATTATGAAGCTACTGATTTTGCTAGTATGCGTCAAGGTATTATAAATTATATTCAAGCTGTATATCCATTAGATTACAATAACTTCGCAGAATCGGACCTAGGTATGATGCTTATAGAGGTAGTTGCTTATATGGGAGCAGTATTATCCCTTAAAGCTGATATGTTAGCTAATGAAAATTTTATTGCTACCGCTAAGGATAGGGATAGTGTTAGAAAATTGTTTGAGTTAGTAGGAGTTTCAATGAAGGGTCCAACTTCCGCTCAAGCTACCGCAGATATATCTGTAAATGGTATTGATGAGTTGACAGCAGATTTAACGCTGTCCCCATCAGAAAGGGTGGTTACAGTTGTTTCCCCAGAGGATGCTGAGTCTTCTACATATACTTTATACAAAATATCAAATGGTCAGATAGGAGACCCAGAAAGTAATGCTTCTGTTACTTATACTTCTTCTTTATTAACATCTTCTACAGGGGTTTATTCAGAAGTGGTATTGTTGGAGGGGGCATTTGCTGTAGAGAGTGGACAATTCTCTGATGTTGATGTGTTTAAATCTATTTCATTAACGGAAGCTCCTGTTATTCAGAACAGCGCACAAGTTTATATAAGTTCTCCTTCTTTACCTAAATCAGATGGTGTGTATAAAGCAGTTGATAACTTATATCAAGCCTCTTCTATAGATGATAAAGTATTCCAAGTTATTTACTCTGATGATTATAAGGCTAGTATTATTTTTGGGGATGGAAATAATGGAGTATCCCCACCTCCTGGGTCCACATACACCATAACTTATAGAGTTGGTGGTGGTAGTAGAGGCAATACTCCTGACAGTTATATAAATGCTGTGGGAACTGGGACTTATAATGAGGTAGCAGACCAAGGAATACGAGTCGTTCAAATGTCTATGGCTACTGGTGGGACAGACGCAGAGACGGTGGAAAAGGCTAAAAGGTATGCTCCATTAACCTTTAGAAGGCAGGATAGGCTAGTTTCCCTGGAAGACTACACAGCGTTTGCTAGTAGATTTATATCTTCTGCTGGGGCAACAGGTAAAGGCACAGCCTCTTTAAGGAAGGCATTTAGCTCTGCTAATGTTATAGACTTATTTATTTTAGAGAGTGCAACAGATATTCAGCTACAGAAGGCTTCTATATCATTTAAAAACGATTTACTAGCTGCTCTGGATATTAAAAAGATGATAACTGATGATGTAGTGATTAATGATGGTTTGATAAGAACAGTAGACTTAATTATTACAGCTAATGTAGATAAAAGATTTGAAGGTATTGAAGGTACTATAACACCCCAAATAGCTAGAAGAGTTCAAAATTATTTCTTATCTACCAATAGAGATTTTGGGGAGCCTTTACTATTGGCTGATCTGAATAGAGTGATTTTTGAGTTAGCTGATGTAAGGTATTCAAGTATTGATAATTTGAATGATGATATACATATTGAGTTTAATGAAATAATCCAGTTAAATAACTTAGTTATAAATATTAATTTAGTGTAATGGCAACAAATAGATTTTACAAAAGAAATTATAAGGATGCTTTAGATTACATTATACCTGAAGTATACTTTACTCAAGATCTTACTTTAAGTGGCACCCAACCTGACGCCATCGACAGTATTATAAATAGCCATATAAACTTTTGTATAAATCAGTCGGATATACTTTCCATCTCTGCGGTAGGAAACTTTTCTAGTATAAATGAAGTATCTTCCTTGGCTAGATGGTTTATAACTCAAAATAATATTAATAAGCTAACAGCTAAAGAGTTTGAGATACAGATACTCCATCCTTTAGGAATTTGTATGGGAGATTTAAATGGTATGCAATGTACCTACTACTCTTGTCCTGATAATGAATGTAATAATACTAATTTTTCAGGAGTACCCTATACTAACGTTGTTAATGTTTTTAAGAATAATTTATTTCCTAAAATTATTCTTAATTCTAGCTCTTTAGAGTCTACAACTGCAAGTGCGTTTAGTAATACAGCCTCAGGCACACATGAATATCTAATTAATAGATTGGGGTGGGCATACTTTTTAAATACATCTTCCGCAGGAGATGCGTCCAGTTATATAGCAAGCTCTCTAGCGGATATGTATGTATCCAGTATTAACTTTTCTATAAACGATGGTATTAAGGGGTTATCTTACTATATATATAACAATTGGCCTTCTCTATCTAGTACCTATCCTGGACTTCTTCCTAGTGATTATACTTCAGGTACAACTACTTATGTAAGCGGAACCCAACCCCTAGATAGGCTTCATACTCTTATAGATGTTATTTATTCTAATCAGTACTCCAATAAAGATGATACTTATGTTCGTGATGCTTTTGATGACTATGTATCTAATTCCACTTCCCTAACTGGAAGGGAAAGGGCAGGTCCGTTTAGTAAATTTATGAAGGCAGTATCTTATTCCTTTTTTGATACTAGAAATGAGGTAGAAAGGCTAGAGTCTTTATATGATATAGACAATTGTTCACCTAAACTTCTGAAGTATGTTGCCGATTTAATTGGGTGGAACCTCAAAGGGTCTAACCCAGAGGGGTGGAGAAGGCAACTACGGTTTGCTACTACACTCTATAAACAAAGAGGCACTAAAGTAGGGTTATATAATGCAATAACTACAGTATTACCTGGGGTAGAGCTTAAGGAGTCTAGTATATCAGAATTTTATGAGTCGTATATTCCTTACTTGGCTTATTATTTATTAAATACGGATAGTGCATTATTTAAATCTTTAAGTACTTGGACTCAAGAAGAAGCTTTTAAGTATACAGGTGGGGAATATGATCCTACTAGTTTGGATAATAACGTAAGAATTGTTATTGATCATATGATGCTTAAAGCAGTGACTAGATTCCCAGAATTATTCTATGTAAAGAATTTTAAGTTTGATTTAACTAATCCAGAGTTCGTTTTCTTTTATAGAGGAAGATCTTTTAGTATACCACCCTGGGAAGAAGAAAAGTTTTATATGGATTGTGAATCTACTCCTTCATTTTTACAATTCATAAAGAATGAACTTATTTGTTTAGGGGTATCCTATGAGCATGCTACTAATTTTTATAATTATGCATCAGATAATATATCACATAAAAACTTAGACACTAGATTTTACAATAATGGGTTACTGTTTTTTACAAGTTCTATAAACTTACCACCTAATGAATCCACAATATTAGATAATTACGAAGTGGATAAGTATGAGTACCTTCCCTTATGGAATGCTAAATCTTCCCACTTCAATGTAAGTGTATCGTCTGGATCTTTTACGGATAGTTTCTTTAACTCTACAATTTACACTAAGCAAGATTTCTTTCAAGCCTTGTCTATAGTTGATGAATTCTCTCCAGCTAAGTCCATACCTAGAACTCATGTAGATTTACAGCAAGTAGAGACTCTAAGTGCTACCACATTCAACTGTCCTAGTGTTAGATATTTACTTTATGATATATCTTTATCTGGATTCCCAGGGGCAGTTCAATCTTCTGGGGTTGACATACGAAGCATTCCTTATGCTGTGGGTGGAGATTTCCCAACCCCAGATAACTCTAGTAGAGCTAGAAATGATCATACTAATCTATCCGTATACAAAAGAGATTTTATAGATAGTCCTGGAGATTTCTCTCAGTTAGCGGGTTCTTCAGTTAGTGCTGTTCCTTTAACTCAAGTAGGTAGAACTAATGTTAGGAGGAGAGATTTTTCTAAAACTCTTCAGAAGGGTGGGTGGTACACTAGAACTGGGCAAAACATGCCTTCCTATTTCAACACTAGTTCTCAAGGAACGGACACAGAGTTCGCTCCCCTGGGATTTGTAAATGTACTTTACAAGTACAGTCCTGTCATTAACCCATATGATTTAGATGAGGTGAGTGGTTATCCTCATAATCTTAATGTTTGGAGTCCTTGTTGGACTTTAGATTCTGACAAGGAAATGAGTGGTATTTATGCTTCATCAACTTTTGATATAAGGGGGTCTTCTGCTTTAGTATCTTCAACCTGTGATAGTTATGTTAGAAGAGAGCGCACACCTGAGTTCCAGCGTGTACTTCATAAACTTTTAGATAAAAAATATGAAGCGGAGGCTAGAGCTATCTACGCAGAGAACAAATCTTTACTAGATACCTCCGCTTATTTAGATCCTATAACCTCTTTAAAGAATACTCTTTGGGATAAGAGTAGTTCTGATACTTCTGAACTTTATAGTTTTATTTTGGGTAATAGAAGATTTAGTATAGACTCTATAGATGGTATGCATAAGATGTTTAAGGATTATATAGATTACTTTGCTAACACAGGAATAGGTAATGGTATATTATACACCTATATGGATGGTGGGGCTAATATATTATCACATGTGTATGGACCATTATTCCTTAATGGTAGATTTACTCTAGATGGGTCTGCTCTGAATGCAACTGTAAGTTCTACATTAGAGGCAACTACTATGGCTACAGAGAATCCCTTTTCTATATCTGATGTTTCTTCCTTAAATAATATAACAGCTTCTAGTACACAGGATATGCCAGTAGAAATGACAGAGTTTAGGAATCCCTATATTTTATCGGGAATGGAGTTTACGGATTTCACTGACAGCACTTCTAAGTTTTCTTTTATTAATCTTGATGATACTAATGCTTCGGTAGATAGAGATAACTATGTTATTAACAATCCTTTGGTGGTCGTAGATACTAAAGACTCTTTTCCAAGATTAAGATTTAATCTTAAGGATTATGGGGCTAACGAAAATTTCCTGATCCCTGAAAGAGATTTTAAGTTTTCAGTGAACGCTGCCATAGGAACTAAAAACTCTGATATTTTAGGTGGGGGTAATATAGGAGCTTGGATACACACAGATGTAGAAGATGATTATCATGGTAATAAAGTATTTTGGAACTTTATGCCCGATGGGTCCTGGCGAAAGTTAGATGCGGCTATATTACAAACTAAAGGAGCAGTTAATTATGTTAAGCAATATTTAACTCATTCTTTGGATTATTCAGATCAGTATACTATAGTTACAGACCCATGCCCAGCGTTTACCTCAGATAAAGATGTTATTGTAAGTATGCAAGAAGAGGATTTTGTTACTCGTTCTCTGGACTTTAATACTAGAAATATAAAAATTAAAGTTCCATACTCTTACTTTAAAGCTAAGAATCAAGTACATAGAACATCTCAAAATTACATAGTTGAAGTGTTTAGTTATGACAACACAGCACTGGATAAGTTTATTATTTTTGATTATGTCTCTGTGGTGGATATTCGTCAATCCTCTAGAGCTACTGTTAAGCATCCTATTACATACAATACCTATTCATTGCCAAATACAGTATTAGACGATTTAACTTTCTTGGATAGTAAAGGTAATGTGTTACCAGAAGGGACAAATCTAGATTCTGATTCTAATGGAAATATATCTACCTCTTCTGGGGATAAAGTTACTACCATAGTTGCCCAATCCCCAGGGCAAATACAATCTTTGGGTATTTTATATGATCAGATGACAATACAAAATCCTTATTCCTGGGTAATTGATGATTCTTCTAATGTAGTTAGGTTTGAAGAATATCTATATGATGGGGTATTTTCGGTAGGAGCTTCAGGTACAGTGATTCCTTCGTCTATAATACTAGAGGGCAAGGCTAAAGGTTCTAATGTAACTATTAGTGAGGTAGCTAGTATACCATTAGATGGGGAAGAGGTACTAGCTATATTAAGAGAGTTCAATAGATTACAAACTAACTTAGGAGCTAGAGATAAAACTATAAATGCTCCTTTATATGGACCAGAAGGTGGAAGTAGAATAAATTATAGAGTTGCTCCTATTTGGGCACAAAATGGTGGGGTCGCACAGTTTGAATCGGGTAATTCTAGGCAATACTCTGATATAACGGTAGAAAACTAATGAAAGGTATAGTAGAAATTTACGGAACTACGGAAGAGGGAAGAAAGGATCTTCTTTATTCTGATGAGAATATGACAACAGTTGGATTCTCTGAGAATATTGTAGATATGTTAACTACTCCGTCTTCTATACAGTACCCTACCGAATTCAACAGCGCAGCTTTAGATTCTTCTAATTATACTATACAAGCATTTTCTATGTCTAAAGGGGTGGATCAGTTCAAAGCTAACCAACATTCCTATTCTACAGATAATTTACTACATAATTCAGACTTAGACGATACCTCTGGGTGGACCTTAACCAATGTTACACTGACTAAAAATTCTGTAGAGGGAGACACTTTTAATAGTAGTGGGCATTTATTAAACGCTGATACTAGTTCTGGTTCTTTGTCCCAGGCAATACTGTATGATGGTACAGATGGAGCCTTTGGGGCACCTTATTTTAGTGGGACAGATTTTGTATTTGGTGTAGATGTAAAATTAAATAGAGGTGATCCTCCTGTTCAGGTTTCTGGCATTACTAATGAGTACATAGGGTATTCTCAAATAGCTCTTAGTTCTTGTAATAATTTATTCCAAACTAGTATTAAATGGGATAATAGGGGTGTAGCTGTATTAGATGATACTGTTGGGTGGACTTCCTCCTTGGCAGGTATTAAGGATATTGGAGGGGGATGGTATAGAGTATTTGTTCATGGTTTATATGCTAGTGGGGGATCTACACATCCAACTACAGCATATATCTATCCATCTGTGGGGGAATCCGCAGATGCTTTAGTGGATA